ATGTGGCCAGACGAGGTGGCGAGCCTGCCAGTTGAACAGGTGATTCAGGCGTGGCAACTCCACGCTGAGATGCAACCAAAGGAGCGGAAGTAGTGCCTTCAACACCAGCCAAATCCGTCGCAGAGTTTGAGTTGAGGTTTGAGGAGTCCTATAACCAGTTCCAACTTGGATTCTTGCAGGGGTCAAACCCAAAGGCGTTCAGCCGGCTCCTGACCCTTGCCGCCATCAACGCCTCGCGCACGATGGTCAAGCCAATGAAGGCAGAGGCGCCAGTCCGAACAGGGCGCCTGCGGAACTCGATCAACGCGAAGCGCGGTCAGTATTCCCGACCGTCCGCCACCGTGGGTCCGCGCCCAGGCAAGAGCCGAGGCGACCTCAACGGCGGCTGGTACCGCTGGTTCGTCACCACAGGCATCAAGCCGGTGCGCGAAACCAAGAACGGGCCGAAGGCAGTCAAGGGCGTGAAGGGGCGTCCGTTCGTGACGCAGGTTGCCAACCGCAGCGACGTGCAGAAGACTGCGCTGAACTCTTACTGGGATACAATCGCAAAGTTCTTTGACGACAAGGTATTCCGTGATCGCATCACCAAGTTCAAGCGGAGAGGGTAAAAAATGGTCACCTCAACAGGTCAGGCAGTATTCGCAGTCGTCGCAAAGGACAGCGCGACTAAGACACTGGGCAACGTCGGTAAAAGCTTCGGCAGCCTAAAGCGCACAGGGATCAACGCGCTCAGGGGGATCGCCACCGCGTCTGTTGTTGCCGCGACTGCGCTTGCTGGCTTCACGATCGGGGCGATCAAGGCAGCCGCTGACGAAGAGTTGCAGATTATCCGCCTGAATGCCGCGCTCAAGGCGCGAGGATTCGCTCTTGACGAGATCGGTCCAAAGGTTGAGGCAGAGATTCTGGCGCTTCGCAGGTTCGGCATTGCCGACACTGAGGTCAGGGAGGGGCTTGAAAGCGGGTCACGGTTCTTCAAGAATCAGGAGAAGTTGTTCAAGGCAAGTTCCATTGCAGCCAACATCGCTGCCGCAACTGGGGATGATTACGCGACCATCCTTCTCAACATCGGCAAGGCGGCGAAAGGCGGCTCCACTAAGGGGCTGAAGCAGTATTTCGGCGAACTGAAGGATGGCATCAAGCTAACCGACATTGGCCGGCTTGCGAACGAAAAGTACGCAGGAGTTGCAGAAGAGGTTGCCAAGAGTACCGCCACGAAGTTCTTTGCTGCTCAAGAGGCGTTGAACGACGAGTTTGAAGCGTTCGGAGTTCAGTTTCTGCCTCGTGTGACAGAAGGCCTCAAGTTCTTTACGGAAAACATCTTGCCTGAACTATCGGAACTGTTCAGTGAGGTTGGACCAATAATCGGCGATGTCATTGACAAATACATTGTGCCGCTGTTCGAGTCCGTTGACGACCTCTCCAAGACGCTTGGATTCAAGGGCGGCTTTGGCGAAGTCTTGCTTACGGTGATTGACCTTGCCTTGATCCCATTCAAGATTATTCTTGGAACAATCAAGGGGCTGATTGACGGGATCAACGAAGCCTTCCGAATCTTCAACAGCCTGGCAAGCAGCAAGACGGGCGCGCTGCTTTCTGGCAACGCACGCACGCAGTACCTGAGCGGCGGCAACCTCGGAGTCGCTTCACCAATGGGCGGCACCTCGTCGTACCTGCAGACAAGCATTGACTTCAGCATCGGCACGCAGAAGCAAGACAAGCTGGTATCGGATTCCCTGATTCGGCAAGGCACCGGTCGGCGCGGAGGCTACTAAGCCGTGGCCAACCCATTTAGCCTTGTCATCGCAGGCGTAGACGGCGGCGCAAACCTTCTCGACCTACCAGCGCCGTCCGCAACGACCACGCCGTACGTTGACCTTGCGACCTTCTCCCTGACGCTCTCGGGGGATGGCGGCGGGCAGATGACCTTTGACGTCATCCAGCCAGTGACGCCAGGCGGCGGACCGTGGTGGCGCTCAGGTGGCGTCTACGACAACGCGCGGGTGCAGTTCTTTGATTCGCGCTACAGCGCTGGCACACCGCTTTTCCTCGGCTTCATCACAAACGTCTCAGCCAGCCTGCTCCCGAACGGACTAGGCACGCGCTGCACCGTCAGCGTGGCGGACGCCGACGCGTGGCTTGAGAAGACGATCGTCCGCAAGGGCTTTGTCGGCGCCAACATCAAGCAGATGGTCGGACCGTTCTCGCGCGGCAATGCCAGCTCAACCGATCAAGCGCTTATCAACGCAATCTTGGGGAAGATTTACAACCAGGTCGATGACGCCACGACGCGGCAACTCTTGGACACATCCGTCATCAGCGGCAGCACGCGCGCCGTCTACACGGGCGCTGCAGTCACGATTGGGCGCCAGACCTTCAAGCCAGCCAGCCTAGTCAGTATTCTTGACCAGATCGCAGAGGAAGCGTCAGGCGCTTCGGGCAAGGTGTTCCGCTATTGGGTGGACGGGGATGGGCGTCTGAACTACGGGCCAGTGGATGCTGCACCTTCATACGCCAACGCGCCGCTGGAGATTGTCACTGACCCCGCCTCTGTCGCGGTTGGATCGGCAAGCGCTGCCAGCAAGATGCTGCCACGCGCGTTCACCGTTGACGTTGACCACGACCAGATGGTGAAGGGCATCTTTGTGCAGGCGGCAAACACACGCGCTCGATGGGACAAGAACGCGACTCCGCCGACGAACGATCCTTACTTCCGAACCTATAACGGCGGGACGCCATACTTCGGCTCTGGTCTTTCGACGCGCAACGGCCCTGAGCCGCACGGAGTGTTCAGCGCGCCAAAGATCAAGGGCGCAGCCAGCCGCACAACAAGGATTCAGCGACTTACGAAGGCGACCTTCCAAGCGCGTGCCTTGCCAGTCCGCACGGTCAACTTCACACTGGCTGGCTCTGACTTGAGCCAGACCGCATCGCCAGACTGGACCTACGGCTACACGCAGGGCTACGCACAGACTGGGGCAAGCACTTGGACGCTCGTGAAGGCGTGGCTGCCAAACCAGTACGTCAAGCTCACAAGTTCTGCACTTGACCTATCAGGCACGATTCTCAGGATCGCATCCGTCACAATGAGCTTTGAGTCGGACAGCACCTATCAGGTGCGCTACGACATTGAGGCTGAGTACCGACGCAAGCAACTAGGCAAGGCGCTGAAGCGCATCTTGGTAGGGGAATAATGGCTGAGCAGTACGGCACGAATCTTCCAGGGCTAACCGGCTACGAGGGCGACGTCACCGCAGACGGCGGCGAGACCCTGATCGGCAGCGACTCGGACGGCGCTACCGCACTCCTCTTTGGTCCTGCTGCGCTGCGCGAGATTCAGGCTGGCGTTGCCAACGGCGACTTTGCCTCGGCGCCTGACGAGCCAGATGCCGACATCAACGACGAGAATCCGCTGCCGTACTTCACGGCTGAGGACAACAGCGGCGGAGCCATCACCGCGCGCGTGATCGAGGACGCCTCGGCTGGCTCTGGCAATGTCTTGCGCTTCCGCATCGCAGGTGGCACGAGCAGCGGCAATAGCCTGACGATCAAGCGCTTTGTGCCGGTGCCTGGTACGCGCAACCGTTCCTTCATCTTCACGCCAGAGGTTTACTGCATCAACGCGACGTCAACCTCCAACGCAAAAGTTGTGCTGTCGTACCAGTATTACGAGATTGACGCGGAGACGGCGACTGGGACGGGCGACACACGCGAGCGCACGCTGGCAGAAATCGGCAGCGCTGACACGCTCCGCATCGCCAGCAACTACACGCGGCTCGCCATCCCGTCCGACGCGGCCTTCATCCTTGTCTCTGTCAAGGTTGAGACGACTGGCACCGTCTCGTCGCAGAGCGACGTCTCCATTGCCGAGTTGCGCCTAATCTCAGGCGGCTCCGACCTTTACATCGCCGAGAACAGCCGCCCAGCCACCTACGGTCCTGCTCGACTTCGCCAAGTCAACGGCGAGCTGACGATCACGCCAAACCTCGGCGGGTCAGGGACGGTCGTGGTAGACGGCACGCTCTCAATGACCAACCTCTCTCTGAGTGGCACGCTTGATGTTGCTGGCGTCACGAGCCTCACCAACCAGATAAACGTCACAAGGGCAGCCGCAGACAACGATGCCTTCCTTGCCAAAGTCACAGGGGATTCAGTCAATCGCTTCCTGATTGAAGCGGACGGCTCAATGTTCTGGGGCAGCGGATCGGCAGCACGAGACGTCAACCTCTACCGCTCGTCGTCTACGACGCTGCGGACGGATGACGCTTTCGCTGCGGACAGCCTCTCGTCAACGCTGAGCGTCAGCGCAGGAAACGGAAACTTCCTTGCAGATGGCCCAAGCACCGATGCAACCAGCCCGACAACTTCTGGGCGTGGAGCAGTTTGGACGCTGATCTCTGGCACCAACTATCGGCTTGAGCGATACGTTGCCGCATCAACTGCTGGTGTAAAAAAGAACATTGCGCCAACAACTGTGGCGCCAGAACAACTTTACGCCTTGCAACTTGTTGACTTTGAGTACGACCAAGAAAAGATT